AACATTCGGCAATGTAATAGTCCGATCCGCTGTAGCGTCTACAGAGGTTAGAGTTGTTTCGTGTGCATCGGCTGTAGCGCCTTCAAACACAACAGCATTGTTAGCACTCATAGTAACTGAGTCTACAGTACTAAGTGTACCGCTAACAGAAATGTTAGTTGCAGAAAGAGTGCCTGTGCTAGGGTTGTATTTTAAGTCTCCGTCAGACTCTAAGCCTAAGTTACCGCCATCTAAATCACCGCCCGCCGTAAAGACAATAGCGTTGTTTTCGTTTGTGCTTTCGTTGTCAGTGATTGTAACTGTTGTAGCGATTGCCGCTGTGCCTGTTGTATCTTGGTTCAGTGTGCCGACTGTGAAGTCTAAAGTGTTATCTGCGTCCTGATAGGCTACTGTAATGCCTGACTCAGTATTAGAACTAACCATAGCTCCTACAGTATCAGCAATAGTTTCTGCTAAAGTAACACCTGCAATAGTAAGCGCGTCAGTTTCTAAGGTTCCGTCAACATCTACATCGCCTGAGATGTCTAAAGAGGCGGCAGTCAAAACACCTGCAACCGCTAATGTACTTGCCATGTCTACTGCGCCGTCAATGTCAACAACATCAAGGTTTGTAGTTCCGTCTACATCTAGAGAGCCATCAATATCTACTGCGCCTGAAAAGTCACCTGTAGCCGCATCAAGCTCACCAGTAAGTGTTACGTTTCTAAAGCTTGCAATGTCTTTGTTAGAATCTACTACAACAGCTTTAGAAGCCACTACAGTTCCTGCTGTAATTGTATCAATAGTTTCTAGTTCTGCTTCTGTTATTACTGCACTGCCTATAGTAAGACCACCAACAGTTGCAACACCTGTAACACCAAGCGTACCTGCAACGGTTGCGTTCACATCTACATCTAGTGTATCTATGTGTGCAGTGCCATCAAGATACAAGTCTCTCCATTCCTGCGAAGAGCTTCCAAGGTCAAATGCACTGTCAGTGTTAGGGATAATATTACTGTTTACATCAGCACCGAATACAACATTGTCACTTGCCGCGTCACCTAGAGTCAGTGTACCGCCATTGAGTGTTGTAGTACCAGTAACTACAAGCGTTCCACCTACAGTTGTATTGCCTGTTACAGCCAGTGTTCCTGCAACAGTTGCGTTAGCGTCTACGTCTAAGGTGTCTACGTGGATTGTTCCATCAAAGTAGCCGTCCTTAAACTCTAAAGAACTTGTACCCAAGTCAATGTCACTATCAGTAACAGGTACAATTGCACCGTCTTGGATGCGAATCTGTTCGACTGCTGAACCACTAACCTGTACAAAAACACCCCAACGGTTGTTAGTGCTATCAACTACAATCTTATTAAGAAAGTCTTGATCACCAATTGTATGTATGTTACCACCTTCAGCCGAACCACCATCATGTTGGTGTCCAGTAGTTCCAGTAGTAGTATACGCAAACGCAGATACAAGTTTATTGTATTCGTCATTAAAGAGTGCGGCGGTGATTGTATCGCCATCGGTAAGTGTGCTTTGTCGTGTATAACTTGTTCCTGCCATTCTGGTTATCTCCTGCCTGATGGAACGTAATCAACGTATAAGCCGTTAATTGCGTAGGGTGCGTTTTGGTCATCACTGGTAATTCTAAAGTTTGCTACGTGTCCACTACCTTCTACTGCTTGTCTAAACATTGGATCTTTACTTCCACCGAATGTGGCCGCCGCAAATACTGCTGATCCGAAAGACGAAGGAATTGGAATACCCGCTACTGGATAAGGAGCAGGTTGCGGAATGTCTAAAGATTCGTAGTCATACCGAAGTCTTAAAAACGGTAGTATCTCTCCTTCAGGAGAAACAGATATTTTTACATAGTACAAAGTCTTTCTAGTTCCAATGTCTCCAAAATCATAATTGGGTGTGCTATATTTTGCGCTGATATTAAACGCTACGCCGCCATCAGAAAAAGAGTTGCCTGTATCGTGGTTATATATGTATCCTTTATTGTCACCGTGATATGTTTTTTCTACACCAGACTTATCAAAACCTGCTGTAATGCCTGTTGCTTGTATTCCTTTTGTTTCAGCCCATTCAAAGCCGTTAGGTGTTAAGGTTCCTATAATACCAAGTGCTGATGTTGAACTACCGCCTACCTGACTAAAAAACAATCTGTACTGTGACTTACTGCGAAGTACTGTACTTGCAAGCGTAAAAGTATTTACAGACTTTGCAAGTGTAGATATTACAGATTGTATCTGTCGGCTAACTGATCCTAATTCAACGTCACCAATACGTGCTGTACCCGCTACAGAACGAATACCGTCTGGGCTAAGGAATACTAAGTCACCGCCAATTTCTTGAATGCTGTGAGAGCTAAGACAGCCCACGTTTTGTGTAACAGGTACAATAGCAATGCTGTTAGCATCATTAATGTTTACAAGCTTATGTATACTGTTTCTACAGAAGATCATTAGATCGTCACGGAAACTTTTAATACCTACTACTTGATCTGGAAGTAATGCGGCTCCACCACCGTTACCAGAAAAACTAGTTGGGTCGAGCGTTGAACTATAAAAGATTGTGTTTTTTGCGCTTGGCGCTCCTGCAACAACCAAGTGGCTGTCGTGGATAACACAAACTGTAGGTGCTGTTGTTCCGTCTACGGTAATTTCTTCTGCAAAAAATGTGCGAGAAGTTAAGCCACCTGTTCCTGACATGCTAAATATGAAAGGCTTATTAACTCCGTCAGTAATTATTATCTGCCCGTAGTCTGTGTTACCTTCAAAGATTGTAAAGGTTACTTGGGCTTGTCCAGATCTAGCGTCTGCGCTACGCCCGCTAAAAGTTGAGTAATTATCTCCACCGCTTGCTACGCTTGCTTTGTTAATTTCTAACCAACTTCCTCCATCAACACTAAAGAAAATTCCTGTGTTGCTACAAACAATTACACCGTCTGCGTAAACATTAAGACCAAGGATAGTAGCGCCACCGTTAGGCCGCGCAGAGCCGAAAGCTGTGTAGCCGTTTACGCGCCTGTACCCGCCGTCAGGGTTTACTTCAAAGTTTAATAACTCTGTAGCAACTCCGGGCTGAGCAAGCATCTCAAGCTGATTTAGGTTGGTATTTAACCCACCCCTGCAAGAGATACCAAAGGGTTGTGAAGCGGCCATTAAACGAACCTCATCCGATCATCTTTAATATAAGAAGGCGAAGGCTCAATAAGGTTAGAACGCATACTGCGTAATCCTTTTTTGTAGTCATCTAGTGCGAACGAAGCCGCTTGAGGGTTGTCTTTAAACTGCCAGATATAGTATCTAGCTCTAGCTTGAAGAACACCAGTATATAAATCTGGAAATACTATAGTGTCTCCATGCGCTGATAATTTTGTAGGTAGGTTCCACGCATAAAACCAAATGCGATAGACCTTATCGGGGATAGGGCTGAGTCCAAACTTCCGTGAGTCTGGGCTTCTGATTACAGCGTTGGGTACGCCGTATTGTTGTGTGTCTGCGTCATCTAAGTTTTCACTGACTCTGCGATAGTCTTTCCACTCTTCAGTACTTAAAAACCGAAGGTTGCGACTTTCATAGGGTGCTACTTCATCTGTTACGCCTACAGTAGTAAGATAAAAGTTATCCCAATCTATAGAGCTATAGTCAGTTGTAATGCTAGAACTAGCAGGTTTTAACTCAAAGAAGCGTTGTCCTGCTACTGTTTCAACGTACACGTTTCCGTACATGGGGTCTACTGCACCGCTTTCTGCAACAGATAGAAAAGGCCATTGTGGTTCTTGAGTTATAATATCAAAGTAAGCACGATTTACTGAGTCTTTAACATGTTGCTGTACACCTAGTGCGGCTCCAAAAGTTGTTGACGTTAAGGCAACTTCGTTGAGTTCACGCAAAAGCTCATTAGTTAGTTCAAGGTAAGTTGTTGCCATATCTTATTTCGCCTTTGATTCTGTTTTAGTGTCTGGTTTGTTAAAGATAGCATCCCAGTTATCGTCAAATTTCTTTTTGTTTTCAGGCTTATACCAACTTCCTGTATCGCCTAGTTTCTTTCCTTTCTTCTTGCCTTGCATCATTATAGGCTTTGAGTTACTTCCTAATATTGCCATAGTGTCCTCTTAAAGATCAGGGGGCTTTTACACCCCCGTCTCTAATTACTTACTTAGTCAATACCGTAGAACGCAGATACTAATGCTTCTGGGCGTAGAACCTTAGCGCCGTATACGTGCAGTCCACGACAGATGTCACCAAAGCTATCTGGGTCACGAAGGACTTCAGTGCTTGTGATGGTCTGTGCAGTTGCAGTAGAGCTAATGTGTCCACATACTATCTGACCTGCCGCGTTACTAGGAGCGGCTATGTTGTTAGACTTGTACATGTCAAATCCACGGAGTTTTCCAGAAGATACCAATCCATTGCGGATTCCACCTTGACCAGAATTGAAGTCAACAGACATCAACTTAGAGCTAGACTGAGATAGTTGCTCGTAAAAACTAGGTGGAGCTAAGAACCAACGACCTTCTTCTGGAATGCTTTGCTCGTCAAGTAGACGCGCCATGTGAGCCATTATATCAAGAGGGTCATGCTCGTTAGAACCAAAACCAAGATCCAAGTTACCAGTGCCGTCAAAAGTTCCTGCGGCTAGGTCAGTAGCATTGTCGCTACCAAGGATGTGGTTAGGGCTTGCCGCTGAAACTCCCGCAATAATCTTAGCAATTACGCCTTCGTCAAATGCGTCACGCAATGCGTAAGCGGCAGATGAAGATGCAACTTCTTTGAAATTTACGTGAGACATAGCTGTTTCAATATCATCAACTTTGAATTTAAATGCGTTAGCCACATCTACAATCAAGGTTGTTTCTACGTCAGTCAGTTTAGTCTGAGTTACGTCAGCACCACGCTCATACGTATATACAGTGATTTCTGGCTCTTTGATGATCTTTACAGAGTCACCGAAACCTGAGATTTCACCCGCATAGTCAGTGTTAGTAATTGCTTCAGCTACCGAAGCCTTTCGGAAGAAGTTAAGAACCTTCTTAGAAAAGATTGAGGGCATGAAGAAGCTGTTAGTTTGACCCGATACTGAGTTACCGAAGTTACCGTTCGTGTCTGTACCTTGCTCAAATAGAGCGTCTGAGGCATTATAAGCCATTGTGTGTTACTCCTAAAAAAAGACAATTATATTTAATCTACTATCCTGCCTTCCATTATAGCTTGGTCGATATCACTTTCGTATTTATCAAATTGAGCCATAGACAGTTTAGCGATTTCCCGTTGTGACCAAATCTTGGGTTCTTTAGCATCTATTTGTGTTGTCCGTGTGGACACCATATCTGCCGCTGAAGATTTGGGGGCTTGTGATTTCTTTGCCTTCTGCTTACTTCCAATCTTGATTCCGTTTTCCATTTTATAAAGATCAATAGCTTTGACCGCTAGTGCAACATTGTCTGGGTTTTCATAGATCCAACCTTGAATTGCTTCAGGTTGTTCCTTAGCCCATTCGTGAAACTTTTCATCTCCGCGTATATCCTCAAAATCAGGATGTCGAGAACGTAGCGTAGACTCAGCTTCTTTACGTTGGATGTTTAATTCTCGTTCTTCAAGAACAGACATCTTAGTTTTTAAAGCTTGCATTTGTTGTTCACTCTGTAAGTGTGCAACAGTTTCTACTGTTTCATATAGATCAGGATACTGCTCTCTAAAGTTTTGAAGGTCTTCAGTTGACTTAGGCGGGGCATACGCAGGTTGCGTTTCAGTTGCCATCGCGGTAAGCTCTAATTCTTTCTGCTTAAAAGATGCTATCTTCTGATCGTAATGTTTTTTTAGATCATCGTATCGTTTTTTATAATTAGTTCTTCCTTTGGGTGCTTCCTCTTCTTGTTCAGGGGCCGCTTGACGGGTAGCCTGTGAGGGTTCTTCAAAGAAAAGCGTATCTGCTTTACCTCTACTTGGGGCATCTGGCGTGTGCCAAGCCTTCTTAGAGTTATACGGATTCGCAGTTGGTTCTTCAAGTTGTTCGTTTGCATTTGACATATTGATCACACTCCTTTTGGGGCTTGCTAGTCTTTCAAGGTGGCTATACTACTCGCGTTTGTAATATAGGGTCTTGATACTTCAAGGTGGCCTCTAGGTAAAAAAAATGATAAAGGGTTCAGCGAACTGAAGTGGCTTTATCGTATACTTGGCATTTGGTTAGCGGAGATCATTTGTTTCTTAACCTCTTCTTCACTATCATACGAATCCACATCGTCTTCGCTTGTTAGACCTCCAAATGCTTTCTTCATTAAACCACCGTCATAGGCTTTCTCAGCATCGTCCATCATAGTTTGTAGCTGATCAGCGCCCATTTGATCGGTAGCCTTCTTGGTGAAAACAAATTCACCATCCGATAACCTTGCGGGAATCGAATCTGATACTCCAGATCCGGGGCCTTCTACGGCTCCTTCACCAGAAAATTCTCCTGCAACATCCATAACTTGATCAAAGATATTGCTTAGACGTTCATCACCTTCTAGAACGCCCATTAAGTATTCTTGGTCATCTATATCTAATGACTCTGCTAGTACATAGTCTAAGTACCCTTCTTCCATCTCATCGTCTGGAAGCTGTGAAGCTTCTGCTTCGGCCACTTCATCTTCAGGGATGTTGTCGTAAGTATCTTCGGGTATGTCTGTTAGTCCCATTTCTGGTGGAACTAGCATTGAGCCGCCTTCAGCGTACATGTTACCGCCCATGTTATATTTAAGTTTCATTGGGTTGTTTTTCATTTTTTAATCCTCAATTCTTTGTTTAGCTTCGCGTACTTGATCTCTTAGTTGTAACAAATTAGCCAGAGAACTCACTCTCCCCTGCTTGCGGTACAGTTCCAGTTCCGATGTTGCCACCGCCAGTCCCTGTAGCTCCAAGTTCTTGAGGTTGTTGAGATGCTCCTTCAGGGCCTCCCATAGCTCCTTGTTGCCCGTCAGGGGCGACAGCTTCGCCGCCAGTACTTTGTCCAACATTTTGCGCTCCTATAATTTGTGCCATGATTGCCGCTTCTTCGGGATCGTTGAGGATCTCATCTGGGTCTAAATCAAGGCTGTACGCTAACTCACTAACAATCTTAGAGATCTTAACGAATGGTGCAATAGCAGGATTCTGTGCGGTCTGTAAGAACATAGTCAATCGCTGACTACGTACTTCTTTCTGCATGAGGCTATTAGTACCCATAGCATTTACTTCTAGATCGCCTTCAATAGCTAAATCGCCTTCAAAGAACTGCATGTTCCATTGGTAGTATGACTTTCCTAGTGGTCTAAGCAAGAAGTCATCTATGTTTTTTACTACTGTTTTGATGTTTAGACTTGCGGCACCCAGAAGCATAGACATACCAGAGGCTGTACGAGTCATGCTCTGTACGCCTGTCTGTCCGTGCGAGTAACTAGGTATTCCGGTCTGCTCATCTGCAAGCTGACGGAACTTATCAAACATTTGTAAGTTTTCTTGCGTAGTGTTAGGGAACTTTAAGCCGTGTATTGACTGACCTTGCATTCCTGACTGTCGCCTAAAGACTTTTCCGGGATATATTTCCATTGACTGCCCGCCAACTAAAGCAGACTCGTCTACGTCAAAGACTATAGAGCCTGACAACGCTAGGTTGTCGATTGCCATACGTGCGTGTCCGTTCATTATCTGTTGAGAGTCATCCATATTTTCAGCAACGCCAATACCGAAGAAAGAATAAGGATTACGCTCGTAAGGAAAGGCATTGTATGGGAGTCTGTACGGAGTAAATGGATTAACAACGCCACGTAACAGCTTACCATTACTGATCCATGCATTAACTTGTACTTCATCTAAGTCATCCACTTCATCAGGGATGTCCATGCCTGCTTCTCTTGCGTATTGAGCATCCATGACTCCCCAGTATTCTAAAACTTCAAATAAACCACTGCCGTAGTCTTCATTGCGGTGATCATCTTTCAATTCAGACTCGTAGTCTTTCTCAACGTAGTTTGATCCCATCGTTAAGCACTCACGAATCTGATCTTTGCTAAAATGCGGAAGTTTAGCTAGGTTTCTAAGCTGTGATCGGTTTAATTTATGTCTATGAAACGTGTATTCGCACTCTTCAATAGTAGTAGCATTAGGATCGGGAAAGAAATCCCAAATAGAAACAAACTCAATGCGCGGAACACGAACAGATAGCGGATTGTACGTTCTTTCGCCTGTCTCTTCGTCTTTTTCCCAACGACTAAGTGTTTTGTTGAAGTTAAACGGGCCTTTAACAATGCCTGTACCAAACAAAGCAGATTCAAATAGCGCATTACGCAGTTCAGAAGACCCGTTAGACTCTTCGATCTGATCATGTATAAGTTTCTGCATTAAACGTGCTGCATCTTTAGCAGGAGCTATTTCCATAACGACTGGATCTGGGCTTACGCCATCTTTAAATTCAAATCCTGCTTCTTTTATTGCTTCTTCAAAAGCGCTTTCTCCTGTTGAGATAGTTGCTCCTGCTTTCAGTACTCTTCCGTCACCTTCGTAGCCTACGTCAAAGGGGTCTAGTACTTTTTCTTCTTCTATTTCTGGTTCTTTAGCTTCTGGTTCGCTTGTTTCAATGTTAGGAGCCATGTCTAGGTGTCTATACGTTGACACACCTTCCGGTATTTTTGTTTCTTTAACACCGATAGGGAACTTACCTGTTCCGAACATTACATCTACTAACTGACCAAATGCTGCAATTACTTTAGTCTTTGTGACTTTGATAAATACTCTAGACTTTTCTGACTCGCGGAACTTTACGTTCTTACCATAGAGTCCACGGAAGTTATGATAGGCTTGTAGCCATCTAGCTTCATCTGATTCTCTTGCTGACTCTGCTTGTGCAAAGCGATCTTGAACTAAACCTACAAACTGAAGACGAATGGATTCCTCAAGCGTTAAGTCAAGACCACTTTCGCCCTCAACAGCTTCAAAGTAGATCTCACCCGCGTTTCCAAATAATCCGTCTTTTTCGTTAGCCATGTAATTTCCCTACATTATACAGAAAAACCTGCCGTCATCCGAAGAATCAGGCAGGCATAGTACTTAGTTTTTAAAGCTCTTGGAACTGAGCAATATAAGTAACAGTAGTAGCGGCAGTTGCAAGGTCTGCTCCAATTGGACGAAGCGTAACAAAGATATTACGTGCTGCGGCACTATAGAGA